GAGCAAGGTAAAGAAGACCATAGCGCAAACAGAAGGTACGCTGGCCGGCAAAGCGGACCTGCCAGATATCAGCGGAGAAGCGTCACTGGACAATTTCGAATAGGATAAATTAAAGTATGTCAATGTACAAAGATCAGAGGGGATTCACAGATTCGTTAAACAACCAGAAGTACTTCGACCAGAAGTACCTGGACAAGGACCCCGGACCATTCATTGCAACTGTCAAGTTCCCCAACGACCCCACCAGGATGGGCAGGTTGGGTGTGAACATACCAGCGCTGACGGGCACCACGGACCCATCACCTGAGCAGATCATATGGTGCCAGTACCTATCACCCTTCTATGGTGTCAAGCCACTGCAGAGCGTTAGCAAGACGGACCCATACACCTACACAGCCAGCCAGACCAGTTACGGAATGTGGGCGGTGCCACCGGACGTGGACACCACGGTCCTGGTCATATTCGCGAAGGGTCAACAGGACAGGTACAACGCCTTCTGGATGGGGTGTGTGCAGGAGCCCTACACCAACGCACAGATACCCGGACACGCGGCAAGCCCAGACACGGCCATGCCCAGCAACGGCGGAGACTCCGGCGAGAGCAAACAGGACACATACGGCACGGACATCCGGCCCACCGGAGAGAAGAACAGGGGTATAGAAGCGGACACGCTGGACCAACAGAAGTTCCCGATCAATGACAGATTGGCGGCACAGCTCATGGCACAGGGACTGATCGCGGACAGGTACAGGGGGACCACTACTAGTAGCGCCCGCAGGGAATCTCCCAGCGCGGTGTTCGGCATCAGCACGCCAGGCAGGATAAAACCAGATTCAAAAAAACCCAACATAGGTTTGAACAACTCACCGGTGAGCGTGGATCGTGATCACGGACACAGTTTCGTCATGGACGATGGCGCTAGGGACGGCACGAACCAACTCACAAGACTGAGGACCGCTTCGGGACACCAACTGCTGATGCATGACACCGAGGGAGTAATATACATCGCCAATGGTTCTGGAAACGCCTACATAGAGATGAACAGTGAAGGCAGGATTGACGTTTACTCGGGCGTGGGCGGAATCAACATGCGTACCGAGGGAGACTTCAACCTGCACTCGGACGCCAACATCAACATGCACGCCGCCGGCCAGGTCAGGATGAGCTCTGGTAACGAGATGGTGCAGAGCGCGGGCACGTACATGCTGAACCTGGGGGACAAGGGCATATTCAACAGTTCGCAAAAGGGCAGTATAAGAGATTATTCAAAAGATGGTATAACTTCCTACACGGATGGGGTACAGTTGCACGGTGCCTTGGGTGCCATACACCTCGCGGGTCAGCAGGTGCATTTCAATTCAACTTCGGCCAGCGACACCTGGGGACCAAAGTGGTTGGACACTGACGCCGCTGGGATGACGCCAAGACAGGAGGGCGACGTGGAGTTGGCCAAGAAGGGCATAGAGCCACTGAGATCATTCACCAGGCAGACAGAGACCACGGTGCATAGGTTCGTCACACACGAGCCCATGCCGAGGTTCCGGGGATTCACTTCGGAGGGCGCACTGCCCACGGGGGGAGCGGACAACAAGAAACAGTGGTACAGGCTTTCGAGCACACCAGGCACAGTGGAGTGGATGGAACAGCAAAACAGGTTATCGCCAAAACTGCCCATAAGAAAAGCACAGGCACAGGCAGATGCGGAGAGAATACTAAGAGACTTAATGGGCACGTCAACCGATCCGGCCAAGGCCAGAGAGATACTAAAACAGACCTTCGAAACCTATGACACGGATTTCAACATAGCGAACCTGGTCAAGGGCAAGTGGGACATCAAGGACAGCATCAGCAACCAGTTCAAGGGCTTCGACGTGTCTGACTCCGTGGCAGATGTGCTCAACAACCAGACCAAGAAACTGGCGGACCAGGTCATCGACACAGTGACCGGATCCAAGGTGGCGGAGATGTTCAAGGACAACGTGTTCGTGAACCAGGCGGGGGAACTGTTCGCCCTGGGTGACACCAGCAAGATACTGTCGGGAGACATCAAGGGCTTCGCCACAGACGTGGGGAGCAACGTGGTGCAGAGCGTGGCGGACAAGGCGTTCAACGCACTCAAGACCGGCAACCTCAGCAAGAAGGCCATAGGCGTGGACAAGTTCGGCAACACCATATATGAACGATCGGGACTGCCCACCAGCATCGGCGGCTTTGACCTATCCGGGATCACGGGCACGATCAACATAGGCAACATAGCATCTATAGGTGACCTCAAGGCCACAACCAACGTGTTCAAGAACGTGGTGGCCGGACAGGTGACCTCCTCGATACAACAGACGGCGATCACGGCGGTAGCGTCACAGGCCAAGGGATTCCTCCAAGGACTGGCCGGCAACACTGCCAGGGAACTGGGTGCACAGGGCATCAAGGCCGGTGTGTTCACTAACCTGGGCGCCAAGATAGGGAGCATGTCATTGCCAGCATTCCTGGGAGGAGGATCCGTCGGTAGTGTGGTCAGTGCCATCGGCAGTTTCTTCAGTGATGAGAGACTGAAGGAGGATATACGATTTGTTGGTAGATCACCTTCAGGAATCAACATCTACGAGTTTAAATACAAGCACACGTCGGGCACGTGGCAGGGTGTGATGGCACAGGAGGTGCCATGGGCCAGGACCATGACCAGTACGGGATTCTACATGGTTGACTACAGCAAGGTCGACGTGGAATTCAGGAGATTGAACTGATGGCAGAAAATGACAACATAAATCTTACAAACAAGACGGTGACCTTCAAGGGTTTCAGTAGCCGCGCGGACAAGCAGAACTTCAAACTGTATGACTTCGAGGTGGCCAAGCAGGACCTGATCAACAGGCTCTCTGTGCGCAAGGGAGAGAGGGTGGAGAACCCCGAGTTTGGCACTATCATATATGATGCCATCTTTGAGCCATTCACGGAATCACTAAAGGACGCCATAGTAGAAGATATAACACAAAATCTCAATGCTGATCCCAGGATAAGCACACAGGAGATACTGGTATCAGAGGCGGACAAGGGCATAGCCATACAGGCCACTATAACATATGTGCCGCTGAACATCACAGAGAAACTAAGGTTCAACTTCGACGAGAACTCTCTTCTGCGTCTATCTTAATATACGCACATTTCCTCGCATATAAATACCGTTGTATATACAATGGCCACAACAGATAGACAGAACAGATTACTAGTAGCCGAGGATTGGCGTAAGATCTACCAGGCTTTCCAACAGGCAGACTTCAAAAGTTACGACTTCGAGACACTGAGAAGGACCATGGTGGCCTACCTCAGGGAGAACTACCCAGATGATTTCAACGACTTCGTCGAGAGTTCCGAATATGTCGCCCTAATAGATCTCATAGCCTACATCGCACAGGCTTTATCATTCAGGGTGGATCTCAACGCAAGGGAGAACTTCCTAGAGACAGCCGAGAGGAGGAACTCGATCCTTAGGTTGGCCAGGCTGATCAACTACAACGCCAAACGTAATCAACCAGCGACAGGACTCCTTAAGATAGATTCGATATCTACAACACAGGACATCAGAGATTCGTCAGGTACTAACCTGGCCAACTCCACGATAGTCTGGAATGATTCTGTGAACTCAAACTACAGAGAACAGTTCACGGCCATACTAAATGCGGCCAACCAGACAGGACAACTGTTTGGCAACCCAAGGGAATCATCCGCTATAGGAGGGATCAACACAGAGGTATACACACTGAGTTCCAATCAAGTGGATTTGCCGATTTTCAAGTTTACAAAATCAGTAGGCGGAGTAAGCAGACAGTTTGAAATAGTGTCCAGCACAATAAATGATTCAGATTCGATCTACGAATCATCGCCGATTCCGGGAACAGGATTGACGTACACATACAGATCAGATGGTTCCGGCGACAGTTCCAACAACACAGGATTTTTCTTCCTGTTCAAACAGGGAAATCTGCAGTATGCTGATTTCACAGTAGACACTGCGGTAACCAATTATGTGAGGTCCATAGCGGCATCGAATATCAACGACACAGATGTTTGGTTATACAAACTAGATCAGTTTGGTCAGATTGCAGAGAAATGGATCAAGGTGCCGGCCCTAACCGGTAATAATGTCTTGTATAATTCCTTAGCAAAGGACGAGAGAAACATTTACAATGTTGTCACTAAGAACAATGACTCGGTTGATCTTGTTTTCGGTGATGGAAATTTTTCTAACATACCTTTAGGATCTTTCAGGACATACCACAGGATCAGTGACAACGCCAAATTTACTATACAGCCTGCCGACATGCAGAACGTACAAATATCAGTGCCGTATACGGATGCCAATGGTGCGCAACAGACTTTGACGATAACAATGAGTCTGAAGTCCAGTGTGTACAACGCCTCGTCCACAGAGTCAAACGATTCCATTAGGGAGAAGGCCGCACAGGTGTACTACTCGCAGAACAGGATGATAACAGCAGAGGATTACCAAGTAGTACCACTGTCAGCGTCTCAGGAGATAGTCAAAGTTAGGTCAGTCAACAGATCAGCATCAGGCATATCAAGGGCCAAGGAAATACTGGATCCAACGGGCGCATATTCCAACGTTTCTGTGTTCGCCGAAGATGGCATACTGTACAGGGAAGAATCTGTTCAGCAATTTACATTCAACTTCAACAACAGGAGTGACATACAATCGGTCATAAACAACTCTGTGGAGAACAAATTGAAAGAGGCCTACGCTAGGCAGTTCTATTACTTGAAATATGGCACTAAGGATGTCAGCACACTGACAGCGACATGGAATTCTACAACAACTTCTACAAACACCAACACCGGTTACTTCACTTCAGGCGGTGCGTTGGTCATAGGAGATTTCGCCACTTCCAACATGAAGTTCGCCAAACCCGGTGCACTGGTTAAATTCACTTCCCCAGACACTAGGAAGTTTTTAAACGGAAAACTAGTGACATCGACCACAGACAATTCAGAGGACAGATTATGGGCCAAGATAGGTGCTGTCGTGGGCGACGGAGCCAATTCAGGATTGGGGAATCTAGAATCGGGAGTGGGGCCAGTCACACTGAACAACATCGTTCCACAGGGTTCGGTAGTCAACGCCATTATTGCAAATTTCGCCACATCGTTTTCTGCAACATTAGAAGCGGATCTTATAGATAGGATAGAGGCTTATGAGGATTTTGGTCTGAGATACGATGTTAATTCAGAGACCTGGAAGGTAATAACCGCAACCAATCTCAGTACCAGTTCAGTATTCAACCTCACCAACACTGGTTCTGTAACAGGCACCAACGCGGACGCCAGTTGGTGGTTCAAGTTCACTAATGATGGCAACACATACACGGTGCAGTATAGGAAACTGGATTACATATTTGAATCGGAATCACAGAACAAGTTCCACTATGATGTGGAAGAGAGAATATATGATTACAAGACAGGCAAGAGTGTGAAAGACACAGTCAAAATTTTGAAAACCAACAGCCTTGTTTCAACGGGCAACAGCGTGGGATATCCCATAACCTGGCAGGTGGTGGACACAGTCACCGAGTCAGATGGATTCCAAGACAACAGGAAGGTCAAGGTCGGGTTCTACGACGACGACGACGATGGTGTAGTTGACAATCCAGATATTTTTGACATCATAGTTGAACCTACTTTATCAGAATCCACTAAGTTCGTGTTCTTCGAGAAATACATATCTTATGATACCATAGAGAGGTATAGACCATACGCGGCGACCAATTTCGTGGTCACAGAGAACGAAGCAGACATCAATCTCAACACGTCCACGTACACTGACGGACAGTTGTTCTATTTCTATGATGCCAGTGAGGACGTGATCAAAAAATACAGCTCAACAACCAACACACTGTCAACGACCACAGACTATCTGGCCAGACGTGGCAGGAGTTCGATCAGTTTCCAGTACAAGCATCATGCAGGGCAAGAAACCAGGATTGATCCCAGCGTGTCCAACATCGTTGATGTCTATTTGTTAGAAAGGACATACGACAACCTATATAGGATATGGTTACAGGACGGTGGTTCTAAACCAACACCATCCACGTCAGACCAATTGAGGATCAATTACTCGGGTGTGCTCAATCCCTTGAAATCACTTTCAGACCAGATCGTGTATCATCCGGTCAAGTACAAGATTCTGTTCGGCACCAATGCCGATGAGGAACTACAGGCCACTTTCAAGGTTGTTAAGAATAACAAGACCAATGTGACCGACGCGGTTATAAAGACAAGAGTGATAGCCGCCATAAACGAGTTCTTCGCTTTGGACAACTGGGATTTCGGAGACACCTTCTATTTCACGGAACTAGCCGCTTACATACACAATCAATTGGCGCCAGATCTACTGACGGCAGTGATCGTGCCAAACCAGTCAGGACAGGGTTTTGGGTCTCTGTTCCAGATCGATTCAGCGGCAGACGAGATTTTCATCAGTGGGGCCACCGTTGATGATGTCACAATCATAAGTGCTTTGGGAGCCAACCAATTGGCGGCCTCTGGCACGGTTGTAACATCCACATCAACTGCCACTACCAACACCACCACAGGATCAGCGGTATCAGGCTCTACTACATCAGGATCCGGTTCAACGACCGGCAGTAGTGGGGCGGGATACTAATGGCCGACGATCCAACCAACGCATTAACGAATAATGAGGTAGTCCGACAGGGCACGAACGAGTATCGCAGGACGGTACAGCACCTACCGGCTTTCTACAGGACCGACACCAACCAGCGTTTCCTCGCCAGCACGTTAGACCCATTGGTACAGAAGGGCGAACTGGAGAGGCTGGATGGCTATATCGGAAGACAGGATGCTTACACAAGACAGGTTACAGATAGATATCTAACTGCCACCAGCAGAGATAGGTTCGCATACCAGTTAGAACCCGCGGTGACCTACACTGACAGAGACACGACATCGGTCAACCCAGAGGATCAGGTCAAATTCACTGCAACGTACGACGACTACATCAACCAGATCCGGTACCTTGGAGGAAAGGTCAACAACCATGACAGGCTCAACAAGGAGACCGTTTACAGTTGGAACCCGGCCATAGACTACGACAAATTGGTCAACTACAGGGAGTACTATTGGATACCAGAGGGTCCAGGCTCTATAGAGATAGATTCTGTGGGACCAAGTGCGGTAGTCGAGTACAAGGTCGAAGCATATGCTGATAATTCGGGTTGGGAGTTCCCACACAGGGAGAATGAAAAGAATCCTATAATAACTTTGTACAGGGGTAACACTTACAAGTTTGATATAAATGCAAAAGGTCATCCATTCTGGATAATGACCGAACCCTACAAAAGTAAAGTGGCCCTAGACGGATCAACGTCAACTGTATATTCATCAGGTGTTACAAACAACGGTTCTGACACAGCAACAGTAATTTTCACTGTGCCTTCTTTTGTGGATGAGGATTTGACTCCCAGCACTTTATACTATCAGTGTGGTAACCATGACGGTATGTATGGAATACTACAGATCAAAGAAGCCACGAGCACAACTGCAATAAATCCTCAAGATGATATAATAGGAGTCAAGAACTACAGCCTAAGGACTCTGGACCTGAGCAACGGCATGAAGATAAAATTCACAAACAGTCTGGTATCAACGGCATATCAAAACAAAGAATATTACGTGGAGGGTGTAGGTGACGCCATAACACTTACTGATGTTGATGGTTTGATCACTCCGGCAAGTTATGCAACGGAGACCACCATACTGTACGATTCGGTGGCCTATGACACACGTCCATACGCCCTGGCCTACTACACGCCAGAAACCAAGGACTACATAACCATCAAGAGGGACTCACAAGACCAGAACGCATGGTCCAGGTACAACAGGTGGTTCCACAGGTCCGTGATCGAGGAGACCGCAAGGATAAGTGGGTTCACACCCGTGCTCAACGAGGATGACAGGGCCAAGAGACCCATTATAGAGTTCGACTCGGGACTGGCACTGTACAACCACGGCACGGTGGCCAAGAGATCGGTCACACTGTATGACACAGTGACCACTGACGCGTTCAGCAACGTGGTGGGACAGACGGGTTACATAGTAGATGGATTAGCGTTGGCAAACGGCATGAGGGTCATCTTCGCGTCTGACACAGATCCCATAGTCAAGAACAAGATATACGACGTGAACTTCGTAACAGCGGGCGATTCCACACAGGTCATATCGTTAACAGAGGCCACCGACGGCACTCCATCGGACAAGGATAACGTGTTCATAGAATTTGGTACAATCAATCAAGGCAAGACGTTATACTTTGACGGAGACACAGAGGCATGGAAGGAAGCACAGCAGAAGACTAAAGTTAACCAACAGCCGTTGTTTGGAATGTGGGACAATCAACACACTCCGTTCGACAATGAAATCAAATATCCAAATAGCACATTCGCAGGAGCGAAAATATTTTCTTATGCCACTTCAGACACCGCGACCACAGACACGGTGCTGGGCATAAAGGTCAAGTACAATACCATAAACAATGTAGGAGACATAGTGTTCGAGTCTGACCACACGTCAGGAACGTTTACCTATAAAGACGGAAATAAAACAATCACTAAAAACCTTGCGGAAGGACATCTACACTACACCACTGGTAGAACCACGCACAATTCAAGGAGCGCCTGGATCAAGAGGACCAACGAGAGCCGACAGCGTGTGATCAGGACTTTCATAGTTGATGACACGGAGAAACAGTTGTTCCCGATAGACTTCTATAAAAACTCATTTTCACTCACAGACCTTACAGTGTCGGTTTCGGTTAACGGTGTAAGGAAAACATTAAACACAGATTACACATTAGTGGATGGCACAAAAAACAAGTATGTGAGGTTCAACAGCGATTTAAAAATCGATGATCAGATCCGGATAGCGGCGCACAGCAGTGCTGACAAGATCACTGACAAGGGCATATACGAGATTCCAGAGAACCTTGCCACCAACAGTCTAAACCAACAACTTGGAACATTCACCTACGGACAGATATTGAACCACGTGAGGGACATATTTGACAAGAACCAAGACATCACGGGTGCGATACCTGGAACCAGCAACCTACGTGACAGACCAGATGCCAGATTGAAAGGTGGGACCATACACCAGCATGAGGCCCCACTGCTCCCGGCCATCTTTGGATTAATAGACCAGGAGACCAATATTGCTACTAGTATAGACTACGTGAACCAAGAGTACGAGAAGTGGTACAACGCTTTCTTGACACACGCCACAGGAACCGCCTACGAGGGAGTGGCCGCTGACAGGGTGGACGAGATCATAACAGCCATCACGCCAGGCAGGAACAACACCTTTCCGTTCTTCTACGAGGACATGATAGGTTGGGGAGAGAATGTCAGCACCAGGTCATACACGGTTCAAGGGTCATCACAGACGGAATACGCTCTTGATTCACAACACGACATCACAACACTCAGCAACAGGGCAGTGTACGTTTACCTAAACGGTGCACAACTACTGCTTGGTTCAGATTACACATTCAGCACCACTGATGACAGCGTCAACATAACAAAAGCACTGGTCGAGGGTGACAAAGTAGTGATCAAGGACTACCCAGATACCACAGGCAGTTACATGCCACCGTCACCGACCAAGTTGGGAATGTATCCCAAGTTCAAACCAGAAGCATTCACTGACGACACATACTTGACCAGCACGCCAGTGATCAGGAAACATGATGGATCCATTATCAAGGCCTATGGCGATGAGCGCGATGACCTTATACTGGAACTGGAGAAGCGAATCTATAACAACATCAAAGTAAATTATGATTCGTCCCTGATTGACTTACACGATGTGATGCCCAGCGCCTTCACATCAACGGAATACACACTGCAGGAGATCACAGATGTGATGGGACCAGACTTCTACCAGTGGGCGGGCAGGAACAACGTGCAGTACATCAACAACACAATCTTTTCTGAAGGTTTTCCGTTCACTTACAATTATGCCAAGTCAACTGACAGGTTGAACAAACAGACTCTGCCGGGACACTGGAGGGGCATCTACATGTATTTCTATGACACCGACTCACCGCACACCAGACCTTGGGAGATGTTGGGACACTCGGAGAAGCCCACCAACTGGGACAGCACCTATGGAACAGCACCTTACACGTCAGGCAATGACGTGTTGTGGAACAAGATTGCCACGGAGCCAGGCAGGTACGGAAAACCAGACATAAGATCATACCTACCAGTGGACGCCTCGGGCAACTTACTGGATCCGATTGCGGCCGGACTGGTAGACAACTTTGACATACCGGGAAGACAGGCCTCTTGGAAGTTTGGTGACCAAGCTCCAGCGGAGACGGCATGGAGGAGATCCAGTTCTTATCCGTTCACTGTTATGAAAACACTGGCACTGACCAAGCCTGCCAAGTTTTTCAGCAACCTGTTCGATCCGTCAAGATTGACCACCAACACGGCGGGCAACCAGATATACACAGAGACCGGAATCAGGAAGACACTGGCAACGGCCAAGTACCATCTCGAAACCAGCACAGACAACAACACAGGGATCACTACTAGATATCAGACAGCGGGATACCAACCTTTCGTGGTCAACTATCTGGTGTCAAAAAATTTAGATCCCGGGACTTTCTATTATGACAAAATGAAGAACTTGTTAGTACAGTTGGCCTACAAGTTGGGCGGATTCACAGACAAGGACAACATCAAAATATTGACAGATTCTGTTTCTCCGGGATCAAAGTCAGGATCAAAATTTATTCCAGACGAGAACTACAAGATCCTGTTCAGGACATCAAATCCTGTTAAGAGCTTTGATTATTCTGGTGTTCTGATAGAGAAGAACACTGACACCAGCAGTGACGGATCAACACTGTTGGGTGGTTACAAGGTATTGGGTTACAGCACGATTAAACCTTACTTCAACTTCAATTATCCTGTTAAGACCACAACGAGCACAGCAGTATCTGTGCAGGGATCACAACAGATTAAACAGTACGCCTCTTATCAGGAAACTGTGCAGACCATACCATATGGGCATGTGTTTGACACCATACAGGACGTGGCCGACTTCCTGTTCGGTTACGGACACTGGTTGGAAGACCAAGGATTCAGATTCAATAAGTTCTCAAATGAACTGAAGGAAACACTCAACTGGGCCAACGCTGTGAGGGAATTCCTGTTCTGGACCACACAGGAGTGGGCGCCAGGATCGGTAGTTACGGTTTCTCCGGCCGCGGATGGTTTTGAACTAGACACAAATAATTCCATAGTGGGAAGATTACGGAACCTAGCGGGTGATTACTCATTGCTAGATGCAGGTGGCAGAAAGGTTGACATAAGAGAAATTTCTACCAAGAGAGTGGGCAAGACATTTGAGTTAGGAGTGAAATCAGACAGCATAGGCGTATACAACATAGCATTGAACACGGTGCAGAAGGAACACATCTTTTTATTTGATAATTCGACTGTGTTCGCAGACATCATCTATGAACCATTCACAGGATTCAGACAGCAGAGATTGAAACTAGTGGGTTGGAAGACGGCCAATTGGAATGGCGACTACTACGCACCGGGTTTTATGTTCGACGCCGCACAGGTGACATACTGGTTGGCCAATACCGATTACAGAATAGGCGATAGCATAGAATACCAAGGCAAGTTCTACGTTGCCAAGTTGAACCATACTTCAGGTAACACATTCGACAACACAAAGTGGTTTCTGAAAGCAGACAAGCCCGCACCACAGTTGATACCTAACTTTGACTACAAGATCGCACAGTTCAACGATTTCTACAATTTAGAGACCAACAACTTCGATGAGTCACAGCAACAGTTGGCACAGAGATTGATAGGATATCAGAGCAGGGACTACCTGGAGAACCTTTTCGTCAACGACGTGTCACAGTACAAGTTCTATCAGGGCTACATCAGGGAGAAGGGCACGCAGAATGCCATGAACAAGATTTTAAAGGCACAGTACGAAGGATCAAACATACAGTTGGACCTATATCCAGAGTGGATGATCAGGACCGGTCGTTTTGGTAACACCGATTCCGTGGAGAACATACAGATCACTCTTCGTGATGATGAGATTACAGCGGACCCACAGAGCATAGAATTACTGGACACATCCAACGACACCAAGGAATACGCAAGATCAGAGGCAATCGTCAGGAATAAATTGTACAATAAACCCGTAGACTATACTGCCTCCAGCACTTTCTCTAGATTGGATTACACCCAGGAGGGAACAGATAGAGACACCGCACAGGTGTACAAGACAGCGGGATACCCACAGTTAAATCAGGTCCAGCACACGGCGTTCAACATAGATGACATTCTCAACATTGACATGAATGCGATAGCGGCCAATGATTTAATATGGGTGGCCAATAAGACCAACAGGGATTGGGACGTGTTGAGATTGACCAGCGCTGGCATTAAGATAGCCACCTTAAGAAGCATCAACAATGCAACCCAACTGGAGATAACATTCACAGGATCACATGGACTTTCTGCAGGCACGACAACCACGCAGGCCGACTACTTTGGGATATCCAACAGTGAAGAGCAAACACTGAACAGGGCTTTCATTGTAGCAGGAACGCCAGATCACAGGACCGTGATTATAGACTATGACGGTAACACAGGATTTATTCCAACGTTAGAGGACGGGTCGACGGCCGACAGTTACGGTAACGTATACAAATTCGTGTCGGTGAGGTTATCATCGATGGACAACGTCAACGATCTCTTGAGTTATTCAGAATATTTGGACAAAAACGATGCCATAGAACGCGAAGGAGACAAGGTTTTTGCGGACGCAGACAGTTCGGGATTATGGAGAGTGTACGAGAAACAGGATCCTTACACACAAAGATTAGTGCTTTCTCCAGATTCGATCACCACCGAACAGGAGTTTGGACACCGCGTGGTGGCCAGGAATGACGGAAGGACGGTGATAATATCAGCACCGGGCAAGGGACAGGGCGAAGTGCACTTCCTGTTCAGGACCACGTCCACGGCGGGCACGCTTCTACAATCACAGTCGGTAGGCACAATGACCGACAATGACGACAACACCAGCAGACTGGGTGACTCACTGTCTATAAGCACAGACGAGAATTTCGTTGTCGCGGGTGCTCCTTACTGCAACACTATCGGATCAGACGGAAGTACTAGATTCACAGATTCCGGATTGCTCAAGGTTTACGTGTGGGATCCAAGCACATTTAAATTTGGAATACTGTCAACGGTGACGCCACCGACGGACGAGGCATCGCAGAACTTTGGATGGGCGCACAAGATTTCAGAACCGACAACAGCGTCGGTGAGGGACACGGCCCAGAAGTACATGTTCGTGTCAGCACCAGGACACAGCAATGACACGGGAAGGGTGTACCTGTACACCTGGGGCATAGGCGAGGACGGATCAACCTACGACACATGGACACAGGACTACACCATAGAGGCACCGGATGGTGGCTCGGGACAGAGGTTCGGCCACAGGATAGCGGCCAACGACAACGGTGACATCTTGGCTGTCACTTCAGTGGCACCGGGCAACGCCGGCAAAGTAGAGATATTCGTGAGGACATCACAGAGCTCTGATGGAAGCACACAGAACTCGTTCGCACTGGCACAGACCCTGACGGGGGTGACCAGCGATGGATCCAGCATCAACACAGCATTCGGTGAATCCATAGCCATGAGCAAGGACGGCACCACGCTGATCATAGGTGCGCCGGGTGTTGATGGAACGGAGCAACCAGATGCCGGGGCGATCTACCACTACAAGTGGAATGCGGATGGGTCAACCAACACCTACACTCTACAGCAGACCATAAACGCACCAGACACACAGTCAAACATGAAGTTCGGAACCAGCATAGACATCAACCAGTCGGCAACAAGATTGGTGATAGGTGCGGAGAAGTTTGCCAACGCTCGTGAGATGAAGTTTGATTCGGGCGAGACCACGTTCGACCTACAGGACACAACAATAGTTGATTCCAACGTGGAATCGGGAGGGGCCTACACAGCAACCATGTACAATACCAAGTTCGTTGTGGACGATATGTTGATCACGGACAACGTGTCAGCCGACGACGACTTTGGAAAGGGAGTCTGCATGATTGATAATTCTGTCTTTGTTGGCGCACCGAGAGATGACGGTAACACGACATCAGATGGAAGTAGTAAAGTGTCCAATGACGGTACGGTGGCTTGTTTTGATCTTACTGTCAACGGTGAGTATGCCTGGAAGAACCTGGTAACAGAGACTCCGTTGATAGACACAGAGAAACTAGGGCAGGTGTTTGAATTCAATAATAAAACCAAACAGATCAGAGATTATTATGAACTGTATGATCCTGTCAAAGGAAGAATACCAGGAGTAGCGGACAGGGAGATCAACATCAAGACCACGTGGGATCCGGCCACTTACAATTTTGGTACTGACTCCAGCACGAAGACATCATGGGCCGCGGATCACCTAGGTGAAGTATGGTGGGACCTATCCACGGTCAAGTGGTTATGGTATGAGCAAGACACACAGGAATACAAGGTCAACAACTGGGGTAATACGT